TTAAGCTAACAGTTTCTCGAGTTCATAAATTGAATCAGCCGATGATTCAATTTCGTGTAACTCTTCACTAAAAGCTGATTCTCCATTTGATGAAAAAATATCGTAAGTTACTATTCTTGAATCCTTTTTCATTAAATATGATAACATTTGTTCTAAAGTACCATCTGCATTATTTTCTCCATTAGATTTATATAATAGACTGATTTTTTTAGGCTCAATATAATTTTCTGTGATAAAATTCATGCGTTCAAGCCACTCGTATGCTGTCGATATCTTTTCAGGAGCAGAGTGTATCAAATCAAGATTATTATTTTTTGAGTACCCAAAATCAATCGTATAGGATTTACCTAATTCTTTTATTGGTTTAATCTTAATGTTTCTTTTAATATAATTTGAGAGATTTTCTTTACTCTCTATAAGTTGAATTGCTTTTTTCTTAACAACCATTGAATTACTCCCAGATTCTTCATCTAGAAACTTTAAACCAATATATTCTTCAGATAAATTTCTAAATAAAAGGTCAGAATTACTCGTTTTAGCAAACCGGACATCTGAAAAAACGAAGTTACCAGGCAATTGTTGATTAATTACCTGATTAATAAAAGTATCTGCTGAAGGATTGAGGCCAAATCTCAAATCATTTTTATCTACAGAATTTAGCAAAAATGTAATTATGTCGTATCCGAGCTTATAAGATTTTTCATCTACCTTACTATGCCAAACAGATTTAAATTTACTATTTTTAGGTCCTAAAAATTGGTACTTCAATTCTCCGGTTTCCGGAATATTCATCAATATACCTATGTTTATTATCTCACCTTTGGTTACATCCGACAGATACCGAACTATTGAATACCAGGCGACTCTTCTAACTTCAATTCTTTCCATTCCAGCTCACCTCCCATATAATTAGAAAACAAGTTACTATTGACCATCCGCATTATTATATGTCTTAATAGCAACTTCTGTCTAGAAAGATACTCTAAATATTTATTTCTTTGACTTACACCTTGAATTACCCATTCATCGGGGATTTCATTCAAGATTGTTTTCAATTGTAACTCGCTAAAATTTTCAATTTTATATATTATTTCACTAAAAGGATTTTCTGTAGTTAAATCAATATTATTCTGAATGCCTTGAAAAACAGCTCCAAAAGAGTATCCTCCACCAACATTTCTCAAAAGTTCCATAAAAAAATCAATGTAATTAGGCAATTTGTTTTTTTGTAAAAACTCAATTTTTTGTAAATTGTAAACAGGTCCTGCAAAGGCATGTCCATGATCTATAGCGTAGACTTTTCTATTTCCAAGTCCATCATTACCGACCAATAAATTGCCTTCGTTAGTAAACCTGTCAAAGTTCTGAACAAATAAATCAAAAGTAATTATGCTGGCATAATCTTGTACATTAACTACATCTTTAAAATACCCTGTCCATGTTCTTCTGATTCTAGGCTTTCCCATTTGTTGCGCTAATGCTATATTCTCCACTAAATTATCTTCAACATCAGATATCTCCTCCGTTGCAAAATAAAGACCAGGTTTAAATTTATTACTAAACCTTAACTCACCATTAGCTTCTACGAATTCTTTTTCGATTTCAATTATAGCAAAGTTAGGAACAGGTACATTTAATTGTCTAGCAAGTAAAGAGCATAAAAGTTCTTGAAAAAATACAGCATCTTGATGAAATCCATCTACTATATCAGTTTTTAGATAATATTTTTTACCATTACTAGCAATGATTTTTATTGGTTTGGATTGACCTAGTTGCGGACTAGGATCGTTTAAATAAGTTTCTGCAAAAAATTGATCAGTCAAAATTCATCCTCACTTTTCTATATTATCTGCTAAACTAATTAAACCAAAAGAAAGCCCTAAAGACAATAGCTTTTGGGCTTCTTAGCAGATATAATCTTTGAGGATTATGAAATTACTTTAACATATAGGGAACATAAGTTCAAGTTAAACGATTATGATATTAAAACAACACTTTGTGATATTCATAACATTAAATTTGTAACAAAAATGTTATATATTTTTTCATGTACCGCCCCTCAACGAGGGGCTATTTTTATCTTTGTGGAATATTCAAATACCAGCGCTTATCATGAAAATCTTGTGCTCCGCCTTTAGTGTTTCCTGTTGGATCGTTTGTTGCACGCATCATGACATAGACTTTCTTATTAGGAAAATTACGCATATTGAAAGATACATGATAACCAACATTTCCTAAAGTATTATAAGCTTGATTTACGTCTGGTCTATAAATCCCATCATCTCTTACTCTAGCTAGTTCTTTTCCAGTATTGTAGTCCATAATGAAAATATACTCGTATTTATAATTAGCAATGTGCCATCCAGCTACATGCAAGTTTGCGTTTTCGATTTCTCCGAACTGATCAATGTGGGCATAATTTGTTCCATCTGTTAGTGTAGGATTTGCAGCACCTGCTCTAGTTGGATCAATGACTGGTTTATCATCTGAAGTTGTCGGATTTTCATCGGTAAATCCATGAGCTAAATCATAGGCTAATTTTTCTTTACTTACGCCCATTTCAGAAAGATAACCGTAAGGATCTGTATGATCGCCCCAGATATTTTGTGTTACCCATAAATGTGATTTGATTCCTGATTGGTTATAAGGCGTGTCCAATATTAATGGAATACCATATTTCATTGCTGAATCTCTTGCCAATTCAACATATGCCTTGTAGTTTTTCTCAAACGTTGCTTTATCATGCGTGTGTTGTAACTCAATCTGCACAGGACTGTTAACGTTAGCATACGAACCAGCACCGTACTGTACATAACCAGGTTGTCCAACTTGATAAACAATTCCGCCGTCTCCCACAATGTAAGCAGTGTAAGCACTAGTCCATGAACGTTGCATATACTGCGCTTCATTTCGTCCTGTCGCAGTTTCGTTTGCTGTTTCATGCAATAGAATATATTGGTTATTTGCTACTTGTGAGCTGCCTTCATTTGCGCCCAAATTAAATTCATTGTTGATCGTATAAGCAAACCCATTAATTGGCAATAAAAAAAGAGCCATTAATAGGCTCATCGCAGTAACAGTAATTTTCTTTTTCATTTGTTTCCTCCTATTTTTTCAAATTATAAGCCGACACACCAGTGATAACGCCTAAAAATGTTGCTACTGCATTGATAGTGAGTACTGTCATATCTGTTCCATTCCATCCATACGCTTTTCCTAACGTGGCTACTAAAACAGATGCAGCTGGTAAAACTGTTAAAACCGTCCATTTAATGACTTGATAATACTTATCGGGTAAAATCATTTTTTCGCTTCCTTTATAGTTTAGTTAAGAAATAGCCAATGATTGTAATGCCTAAGCCAATCATATAGCTCCAAGCCCATTTATTATTGTTCTTCATTTCCTTGATGTCTTCTGCATTGTTTAGTGCTACTGAATAGGCTTTATCTGCCAAATCTTTTGCACTATCAGCCTTTTCTCTAAGTGATTCGTAGTTGTCTAATTTTGTTTCAATTCTTACTAATCTCTCCACAACGTCTTGGAGCGCTTCTTCTTTCATGTTCCACCAACTTTCCAACAAAAAAACGCATCACTTAAGATGCGCTCTTTTCTTTGCTAATAATTTTATCTGCTTCTTCGTCTGTAATGCATAGTGGAACGAATAGACGAACTTGATCGTCAGTAAAACAGCCCCAATCATACATCATTTTCACATCGCTAAAACTAAACATACTACTCACCTCCCTTTGAAGCTGGATTTAGTTGCTCTTTAATTTCTGAAATATCTTTGCTATTTTGTAACGAAGCAAGCATCATTTTTGAATTGATTTGTGCTAAACTATCCGCTTTTTCTTTCAATGCAGCATTTTCCTGTTTAATCGCTACATCGTTTAGCATGATTTTGGCATTGAGCTGCTTTAGGTTATCGTTTTCATGTTCCAGAGCCTCGTACATCGCTTTGAGATTGTTTAAATCGTTGTGATCTAACGCGTTCGCTAACACAATCCATTGGTTCAGTTTAGAATCAAACATCTGATCAGCAATCGTTAGCGGTTCGCCATCAGCACGAATTCCTTCAAGCGGTGGCTGATCCGTGTAAGGAACGGATACAAGCATGTCGTCCAATACTTTTCCTGCATACTCTCCGCCAGTACGTCCGTATTTCCAAATGTTTTTCATTCGTTTCACTCCTTTAATCTAAGATTCTATTTCCATAATATGCAGCGTGTTTATTTGAGAAAAATCTAACTTCTTACCATCCTGAGTTTCAAATGTGATATTGAAGTACTCTCCTTTTTTCAACGCGAAAATTCTACTAAAGTGAAGCCCATACTTCCATTGCAATGCAGTTCCATTTATACCAACACCACCTGCGAAACCAATAGAACTAGTTTGGGCATCGTCTTTATAAAAAGTAATATAACCATACTGACCAGCTGTTGATCCGCCAAACTGATATCTAACTAGCCCTTCTACCAACAAAGTACAGTCTCGATTAGCTGTGGCTTGCCAATTTCCAGAATTCCAAGTCAACGGATTCTCTTTCATGGATCGATTCAATTTTGCTCCAATGGTGGTTGCTACTGGTCCAATAATCAACCGAGCTTTATTAGAAATACCAGTTTGTTCAGTTCCTGTTGAATGCCACGCTTCATAAGGCAACAGCTTTTCTTCTACCAGTACATTTTTTCCATTAACTAGAGGGGTTTCTAAAAAGTTCTTAGTTCCATCTACAGATTGTGGCTCAGTTAAGCTCACAGAATCATTCAAGCCTTTTTCAGCATATTCAGGTGTGATATCCCAACTGTAATCATTCGGATTGTTACTGTCTTTCAAGCCTTCACCGAAGTATTTAAATTGACTAATATTAGGGGTTCGGGTGTTACCTTTTTCTAGTTTTATCCAATCTATGGTAACTGCACCAACACTAGTGTTGGGAAGTTGATATAGGTTTAATACATCAGTTATGCCAGCATCAAGGTGGGCTTGTGTTACTTTAAATGTGAGTTGCCAAACGTCAGACAAACCTTCTACAGGTTTCATATTACCAACACCCATTGCACCACCTAACAAATAAACACCGAATTGTTGTGTAGCTGGTTTAGTTGCCTTCATGGTAATTGTATATGTTTGATTCAATTGATACTTTTCAGTATTTTTACCTAGATATATACTATATGAACTAGTTTTAATAGGAAATATTTTTATAGGGTCAGCAATATTTTCACCCAACGGTATTTTACCTAACCAATAAGGATCCTCAAGTAAATTTGGCTGGTATGGGGTGGCTGTTGAACCCCTTTCTAGCTTAATTTCATAGCTTAGCTCTATTTCACCAGACAATCCTTCTTCTACTAAAACTTGGAAATAGTAGCTATTTGGGTTAACCAATGCACCTGTAGTAAAAGTTTTTGTGTAAGTTGTAAACTCAGCAGTTACGTTGGTACTATCCAGAATTAGTTCTCCAAGATTATTTGTAACATCATTTTGATTTAATCTATACCTTAAAAATATACGCTTGCCACTTTGTGATACAAAATTTGAAGATTTACGTAGAACATAAGTTATTGCGTAGGTGGTGTTTGGAAGTACAGGTGTCAAATAATAGGCACTATTTTTGTATCCTGCCATAACAAATAAATTAGTTCCTGAGGTCTTATTTATTTTTAAAAAGTTACCACCATCACTTATAGTTCCGGCACCTGATTGAACAGCAAAATCAGAAAAAGAGAGGTTATTCATTAAGTTCAGGTTCCCACTATAATCATAGTCCCCGAAGTCGATGCTGTTACTGTACATTTTCTTCAGCTTGCCGAGATCGCCGATTTGCTGATTGGTTTGATCAATACGGTCATTTGCCTTATCAATATTAGTATTGAGAGTTGCGACATCTTGATTGGCTTTCGTGATTTTGTCGTTTGTGTCTTTTAATTTCGCATCAATCTGCGTTTCAGATTCCGTAATTTTCTGTTCAATTTCTTGCTTTCCATCAGCTAGAATTTTTTCGATTTTATCGATTGTCTGACTGAAACCATTGAAGTAATAATCTTCTAGTTCTGGCGTACTATCATCGATTGGACTGCGTTTGATGTCAAAAGTAAAACGACCAGCCGTATCTAACGAGCGGTCGTCTGGGAAATCAATATATACGCTACCTTCTACTTTACCAACATATCCTAAAATATTATCTTCTAATACGATAGACACAATGCCATTCACACGATCTTCAATGGTGGCAAGATAGTCATGTTTTCCATATCCACCTTCTGCCGTTGCAGATTTAAATATCAGACGAATTGGAACGGTTGTTCCTTCTGGCAGACTTTGAGGGATGCCGTTTTTCCGAACTAACTTCATTCGAAGCTTAGCTGTTCCTCGATCATGCGACCAAAAAACAACATTCGTCCTGTTTGGACTAGTGGCTTCTGCTTGAATCACAATGATCGATTCATTCATTTTATAAAACATTAACTTAACACCTGCCCATTGTTGATAATCAATCCTCGACCAATAATTCTGTTTTCAGTTGTCGCAAATCCTACAGCTGGCTTGGCATATCTAGCAGTTGCTGCATCAACGTACACCCCAATGTTATTGCCTGAACCCTTCAAGTCGCCCACACTAAACTCTGATAGCAGACGAACTTGCACAGCTATGTCTTGATTAATGAATGTTGTTGAACCATACATATTCATCTTAGAAGTCCCACCTACGTATACAGCGTTATATGCCAATGATTTAGTATTCTCCGCAAATTTACACTGACTAATAGCCATATAGCCACTCTGTTCATTGACAATTCCATACTGTCTTCCTTGAAAAAGTGGAGAATTTGCAGTGTCAACGATCTGCATTCCAACGATTTGACAATAGCCAGTGCACGTTGCGAACATAATACTTCTAACTTTAACTGGACAATCAGATACCTGAGGGTCTAATGTTCTGGTATCGTTTAAAGGACGTATGACAAACGTTCTAAACGTTAAACCGTTGACAAGTACGTCTTCCAAATACACCCCATCACTAATCCAGATGGTGACAGATGAAGTAGTAATGAGCGGAACCGAATTAACAGCAGTTTGAATCGTGAGAAATGGTTTCTCTTGAGATCCATCTCCAGTCTGGTCGTTTCCATCCTTTGAAACATAGATATTAATTGGTTCATTATATCCGCCGATAATTTGCTGGACTGCTTTGTTTAATTGTTCTACTTGTTCTTTCTGACTAGCTGCATTTGTAATTAATTCACTAATTTGTTCATCTGTCAGGTTTTCATGTTCTACCAATCTGCCGTGTAACGTAGGAAAGGTTTCTCCTCTATTGTTTACACGTGCATCCACTACTTCGTTAGGAGAATCACCGCCTGAATGAAGCACGATATTATCAATACGACTGTTCGTTGATTTGTCTTGATCAGATAATTTCTTTTCAAGACTGTTCAGATAATCAACGTTTTTATTGAATGTTTCTTTCCATTTTAAAGCGATATTATTTGATATTAGTTTAACAAGCCCCATCTACATCAGTCCTTTCTTAGCAAGATTTGCCAGTATTGAAGTGATTGTTTTCTTGGTATTTGATAATACAATCTCTGGCGCTTTATTAGGGATAGCTGGATAATCAGTAATTCCCACAACTTGAATGTAGGTACTTATATTCAAAGGTTCATAAACAAAAAGGACCTTATCCCCTTTATTAAGAGATACGGCCCATTTTAGTTTTACGGATCCTGAGACATCTGGATAGTCGTGTAACTGCTGCTTTAGATATTCAATCATATTATTTTGAATAGTGTAACGTTCGTCTTCTATTGGGTCTTGTATCCTGATGCCAAATCGCTGAGATAAAGAGCTGGTATAAGTGACTGGATTGAAATAATACGAGTCGTCTTCTTTTTTCTTACCAAACCCTTTAATCTGTGTTTTCAAAGCATAAGTATCAATATCAAACGACACTTCATCTGTATTATATTTATATCGGATTTGTTGTTCGGTTATATTTCCATATTCTGAAATGGGATAAAATACTAAGTGCTTATTGTTTGGTATCACAACTGCACCGTAATCTTCCAAAATTTCATTAATAAGATTTAAATAATTATCATTTCCAAAATTCTCCTGCTCCTTTTTTAAAAATACATTATTGGGATCTACAACTTCCCAACTAAATCCTCGGTTTCCAGCTTTAAAAATATGAGTCAGAAGATCATTGATTGATTTTGTTCCAGATATGGTGTCATATTGCCATCCATCTTGAATAGTGTAATAGACATGAGTTGCTACTACATCTTTATAGATTTGGCTACCAGAAGCATATGGTCTCATCTGCTTGATTGAATACTGCTGACCATCAAAAACAACATAGTTTTCATAGTCAATTAAATCAAAACTTATCTGATTCCTTTTTGTCTCTGGTACAGTCACAGATAACTCCCACGTTTCATTTTGTTGCCACGAGACAGAAAAAGAATCCTTATCGTAGTTAATAAGGATTTCCTCTTTTGTTTCTTCATAATTGCGTATTAATATGTTTTTCAAAGTATCACCTACTTATACAAGAAACGGAAGTCCCAAGAAGATTTCACTCTAGTAATATTTTGAATTTCGATTTCATTGACCCCTTCAGCTAAAGTGATTAGTCCATGGTTTGTATCAATACCACAACTTACACCATTTAATTTTGGATATACACCATCTAAGACTAGAGTTTGCCCTAAATTAGTTGAAAGTGAAGGATAATAAGTGAAACGGTCTCCTGTGGTCCTGTTGAAAATAGTCACATTTCCTTCTGATTCTCCTTCGAGGGTAATACGTAAATCTGACTCTCTCGGATCAATTTCAAAACTGCCAGCATTAAAAATCTTAAAGAAACTAGTATTGTGTGTATAACTAAAGTCTTCAGAAACTAGACCTTGAGAAAACTGCCAATCCTCATCCGAACTGAAATCAGATAAAGTCGTAACAATCGATTCAGAATATCCTTTATAGGCGGAAAATGATACAACACAATTTCCTTTAAAATATGCCTTTTTGGTTACAGTCATACTCTCAACAATCACTGGGTATCTTTTACCAGGTTCTTTCGTATAGATAAAGTAGTATTCAGCTTCTTTATTAAATAGTTCTCTCAATTCTGTTTCAGTCAAAATAAGGTCATTCAGATTATCTGCAAAATAATCAAATTCAAGAGTAATAGGAAAAGAATCAAATGAGTGTGTCAGCAGCTTTTTTCCTACTGAACCTGCATAGGAAGAAAACTCATTTTTAGGTACTGGCATCCCAATTTTTATATCAATGATTTTTATTCGGTAATTTGCTAGTAAGTCAAATTTACCTGTACTAAATTGGAGAAATACTGATGTTTTATCATCCATTGAAATTCTTTCCTCTCGTATATAGTTTTCTTGCTAATGATGAACCAGTATATTCATCTACACTTTTGCTGACTTTTTCACCATCAAGAATACTTTCGACGCACACTGGTCTTTCATTTAACGCTTGAACGATTGTTTCAATATCTTTTTTACTCATCGTTTTGTGCTCATTTCCGCCATTTGAATGTTGATTTGAATAAACTGCTTGATTCGCTTGTACAGCTGGTTTGTATCTTTCTCTTGCAACAATCGCTTTTTGAATCAGCATGTCTGCACTTGGTTTTGCAGGATTGATGTTTATTTCATATGGATAAGCAGGGTCTTCACCAAACATAGCTAACTCTGGACCAAATACTTCTCCCCCATTTGAATAACCGTGTCCGTTACCAATTACCGAAAGCATAGATGATCCGTATCGAGTTTTAGCATAGTTGATTGCAGCTAACATATTATCAAAGCCATTGAAAATATTTCCGTGACCAGGAAATTTAAATGCATTGAACGTTGCTGTAATAGTTTGTAAAAGTCCCTTGGCTAGATCGCCACTTATGGAGTTAATATCGGTGTACCCACCTTGAACGGCTCGTTCATTACCACCCGACTCAGTTTCAATTTGCCTTAACCAAGTATTGATATACGAAGCATTAGTTGGCAATCCGTTCATCCGCAAGGCTTCTTTTAATTGGCTAGTCCACCTTGCAACGCCAGAACCTGTAGGCGAACCTTTTCCGCCACCTTCGCCCGCTTTATAAATATCACCTGAGCCAAGCTTACCTGTAATGTGTAAATGGTCATAGTGATCGTTATCTGGCCAAGGTTCCCATTCACCTGTGGCTGGTTGTCCTGATTGGCCTGTTCTATCTCGAACTTTCCCTTGTGTGATAACATAGCCAACCTTATCAGCAAAGTGTTCAAACACCCAGTTTGCAGGGTCAAAATACTTGCTTGAACCATTCATTCCAGCAGGATAAGCAATATCAATCGCTTGGTGTTTTCCATGGTAGTAAGGGTCTCCTGGTCGATAACCCGAAGTTATTCCACTCATACCAAATTTACTTACGGTCTGATTTGCAATATCGACTAAATATTTATAAACATTATCAGCCATTGCTCCATCAAAACTTCCACCAATAGAGCCAAAACTTGCTATTTTATCTTTGATCCAATCCATAACACCATTCGTTACTTTCTTGACACCACCTGTTGCAATATCAAATACTGGATGAGTAGCATCAAAATTCACATGTTCCGAAATAGCTTTTTTAACAAACTCCACTGGATGTTGAACTGCATCTAAAATATCAGAACCAATGTCTTTTATTCCATTCCACGCAGACTTGAAGAAATCACCTAGATTGCTTACGTTTCCTTTTGCGTACATTGGAATACCAAAAGCTTCAGCAAACGATTTTGTTTGGCTATGATTCAATACTTGAGTACCAGCTTCCGCATGCATCAAAACATTTTTCCCTTTTGGAATTTCCATTCTTCCATCAGGATGTCGAACCAATTCCTCTCCTTCGCCATCGTTAACAAGCATCAATCCACCTTGGTGAATACCACCTGTAGCAAATTTAGGAACATCCCATTTATCAACTCGAACAGAATTTGGTGCATCAACTTTTTCCAGTACCCAGTTGATACCTTTAATTACGCCATTGACTCCCTTACCTAAAATATCAACCATGTATTGCGCTGCAGCTTTAATACCATCGCCGATTGCTTCTTTTCCATCTTTAAAAGCTTTGCCTATACGGCCAGGGACTTTTTTAACATAGTCAACAATTTCATCGAATTTTTCTTTTGTTTTGTCCTTTAAATCATTCCAATATTTTGTCACACCAGAATAAATCTCTCCTACTTTTTTAACTACTTTTTTGTAGGCGTCCTCTATTGGTTCCACTGTGTAGCGCTTAATTGTATTCCATGCGCTTTTAGTTGTTGATTTGATACGGTCAAAAATTTCAGCTATTTTTTCTTTTAATTTGCTGATGGTTTTAGAGACATTTTCTTTAGCATCGTCAACCGGTTTTTCCATCGAGGATTTTATTTCTCTCCATTTGTGCTTTGTAATATTGACTAAATCAACAAAGAAATCGACTACTTTATCTACTAAGTTACTAATTGTTTTAACGACTTTTTTTCGAACTGAATCCACAGGCTCAATAACATATTCAGTAAATAATTCCATTGATTTTTTTACTGATTTTGATAAAGAATTAAATATTTTTTTTATTGTTGAAGAGATTTTATCGACAACCTTCCCAACTATTTTTCCTGCTTTTTCAAGTTTGTCTTCTACCCATTCAACAACTTCATCGAACCCTTTTTTTATTTTTCTGCCGACTAGTCGTATTGGACCATAGATAAGCCAAAAAATTACCTCTGCAGCTTTTCCAAGTTTCTTACCCACTTTTTCTAGGGCTTTTTCTATTTTGCCCATCCATTTTGAAAAAGTTTTAGCTATTTTATCAATCAAGTCTGTAATTGCATCATATGGTGGATCAAGAACTTTCTTTTTAAAAGCTTTCAATCCATCTTTGATAGTATCAAGTAGATCATCTACCCATTTTTTAAACTTCTTATTGTGTTTGTATAATAGAGCAACTACACCAGCAATTGGATTTAGAATGAATGTTAATACTTCTTTCCAGTCCTCTTTAAAGAAATCGATAATGGAGTTAAAAACCTTTTTGATACTTTTTTTGATGCTAGTAACTTTATCTGTAACCGACTCCTTAAATTCAACAAATCCTTCTGAAACATTTTTAAAAAATGATTTGATTTTCTTCAAAGATACCTCTACAAAGTTTTTTACTACATCAACAATTCCATCTACAAACTCACGAAATGGTTTGCTCGTTTTATACAATTTATAAAAAGCAAATCCTATCGCTACAATTGCTGCGGGAATAAGGAAGAACGAGCTACTTAATAGCTTTGTTCCACCAAATATATCAAGCAGTTTTCCAAAAGCTGTGACCACACCAACAATTTTGTTGGCAATAAATAAAGTAGTTAATGCTTTTCCTAAAAGAGCTATTCCTTTTTCGTGTTTTGACAACGCACTTAAGACATCATCAAATCGTTGTAATGGGTCTTTCGTTTTGCCAGTTTCTTTTGAAAGTAAACTAAAATTGCCAGTGAGTTTTTCAAAAATATCAAGAACAGTGTCCCACGCAGCACCAAAAAATATTTTAGAAATCTTTTTCAAATTATCAAAGATACTCGATAATTTATCCTGATTATCGTTTAAATAATCTATGCCTTTCAAAATAGAATCAAATAATTTAGTAGTATTGTCTGATATGAAGCTGATGATATCTGTAAGTTTATCTTTACCGATGCCATCAACAATCTCGTTCATTTTAGTAACGATATTCGCTTGGAGGTTACCCATTGCACCCTCAAAAGTCTTAGTAGACTTTGCAGCTTCTTCAGCTACATCGGTCATACCTAAATCAACAATCGCTTTACTAAATTCTTCAGCTGATATTTGACCTTCTTCCATCGCGTCACGAAAGTTTCCTGTGAAAGCACCGTTGTTTTTCATCGCTTCTTGCATTTTACCTGATGCACCGGGAATGGCATCAGCCATTTGATTCCAGTTTTCTGTAGTTAGTTTTCCTGCACCAGCTGTTTGCGTAAGCATCATTGCTACTGATTTAAATGTTTCAGCATTACCACCTGCCACAGCGTTCAAATTTCCCGCTGCTTCTGTTAGCTCTTGATAATTTGCAATTCCATTCGCCCCTAACTGGGCAGTAGTATTCGAGATATCGGACAATTCATATACTGTGTCATCTGCATATTTTTTTACAAATTTAGCAGCTTCTTTTGTTTCTTTTTCTGTAAAGCCAGCAAATTGCATCGTAGATTTGAATTTGTCCATTGCGTCAGATGATTGAGTAGTTTCACCGATCAAATCTGAAAAACTACCTGTTAAAATCTGCAACGCTTGTGAAGAAGCACCAGCAATCGCGCCAATAGATAATTTATCTTTCAAGCTGATAAACTTAGATTCGGTTTTTTCAGCAGTATCACCGAGCTCTTTTGTTTCGTTTTTTGCTTGTGAAGCATCTGCGTTAAGTACTGTTTCTTTTTTGTTAGGTATCTTGCTTATACCCTCTTTTGTAGCTTTTATTTTCAGTGATGCCCCGTCATTGTCCGCCTTTAATTCAGTTATTTTACTTTTCGGTATGCCTTTTAAAAAAGCCTTTGTTTCTTTGACGTCTTTTTCAGCATCCAAATTATCAGCCTTGATTGTGAACTTAACTGGTTTATCAAAAGTTTGATCTACATCTTTTTTTGTTGATTTGGCAATTGTTGTAACTTTTGCGGTCTCAGCTTTAAATGAATCGTCAATTTTTGAACCTGTGTTCATTCCCAATTTTGTTAATACATCATCCACGAAATTAACGTCTGTTTTAAATTTAGGTAAATTCGACAGCATCACGTCAATATTAATTGTTGCATCTGCACTCAAACACTCACCTCCTTATGATTTGGCTTGTGCTGCTAACATAGAAAACATATCTCCCAGCTGGTCATCAAGACTGTTAACTGTTTTTTCAGACTCAAGAGCATAATAATTTTTCAGTTCTAATAAGCTATTTAACTCTTCCCCTTCTAAACCAGCGATACTTCTTGACCGAATCGCTAATATCCGTTGAAATTGAGTATCTTCGCTTAGACCAGACATTAACGCTTTGAAAGTTAGATAATGCATTGAACCTTGCTCATTTAACAAATCGATTTTGTAATCTGCCATAAACGAAGAGTAAATAGCTCCAGCATCTTGTGAGTACGAGTAATTCATATTTGAATCCTGACCAGTCGTTTCTCCTTCACTTCCAACGCTTCCATACGGATTCGATTGAATATAGTCAACTATGTCGTTAATAGCTTGTTGCATTTCTTCAAAAGTGAATGTATCTTCTGCTTTTTTCGAATCGATATAAAACAATTTGAAGCCAAGAATTATTTTTTCTATAGATTCCAAATTTTTATCGTCTATTAGTTCATAGAATCGAATAACTGTGTCAAAAGACAAATCAATTTGATATTCATTACCTGAAATAATCACCGTTGTTTCTGGTTTTCTCGTTAGATCAAACATCTAATCACTTCTTACGATTATTTTTGTAATGTTTTTTTGCTGTTTTACTACGTTCAGAAACAACTTCTCCCAATTCTTTTTCAAGCAATCCGATGATTGTGAAGAGGGCTTTTGTGCTTTTGTTGTAAAAATCATAAACACGATTACCTTCACCATTTCCAAGAATCACATCTAGCGTAGTTACGGCTTTATTTTTTAATTCATCCATTTCGGATTGAGTAAATTCTTTGAACTCTTTAGTTTCACTGTCACTTTCATCCATTTTTTCAAGTTTTGAAGTCATATTTTTTAATTGGTCTGGAATATCAAAAGTTGTTAAATCAGTTAAGACTTTGTCAATTTCATCTGAAATTTGAACTTCATATACTTTTCCTGCAATTCTCACAGATTTTGTTAGCGATAATTTGGCATCTAAGTCAATTACATTGTTAATAGCCATTTTTTCCTCCTGAAATATAAGAGCAGATAAACCAATCGTTCATCTGCTCTAAAATAGTTTTATAGTGCGGTGACAGTTAGTGCACATTCTGCGCTTTTATTTCCATCTACCGTTTTTACTGTAATTTTTGTTGTACCAGCTTTAACAGCAACTACTTTACCTTTTGTATCAACTGTGGCAATGGTAGAATCAACAGCTGACCAAGCTACATTTTTATTTGTTGTGTTTGCAGGTAGAACAGTCGCTACTAGCGTCTCATTTGCCCCAACAGCGAGCGATAACGTTGTTTTGTTCAGCGTTACGCTTGTAGGGCTAATTACTCCCCCGCTTCTTCTAAGACCGGCTTTCCATTAAATGCAAGAGTGAAACTAAATGTTTGTTTAGCATTAGCAGCACCACCAAATGGCACGATAGATGTCATAGTAACAACAGATTGAACTTTATTTCCTTTTGCATCTGTCCAACGTGCAAGCGTACGTAATTCATCGCCAATGGACAAGAAATGTTTTGCCACATAATCTTGTGCAGGATCTCCGAACACTCGGTGTCCTGATAAAGCAAAAGTAATATTTTTACCCGTCACGCTTGAATCAGTGAAACCTTCGCCATCATAATAAGCTGTTGTGTCAGTGGTATCTGCCGCTGCAGGTGTAATAGTACTGATTCCAGCTGCAAGTACAGCGAAGTTTGCTTGTTGAATTTCATCCAAACTTGTGTGACCTAAAACATCAATTTCTACTTTATTTTTAAAGTTCAATAGAAATTCCTTGTGTGTACTGTCGCCTGTTTCTCCTGCAAAAAATTGCAACTGCATTTTCATAAATTGCTGTTGATTTGTTTTTGACATATTTTTCATTATGTTTCCTCCTATTATTTGAATTGATGAATAGTAATTTTGATGCCTAATAGATAAGTTGAGTTCCCTTGCACGTCCTGTTCGCTTACGAAAGGAGTCTCACTTATTTCGATACCTAAAAAGACAAAGCTCTCATCTTCTGACTTCAGAGTTGAGAGTTCGTCTAAATGATTTGATATGAGCCAAAGAGTTTGATTGGCTTTTTCTTGGTCTTTCGTGTTAAATCCGACCTCATAGAGCATTTCACGCTCTTTCGTACCGTCAAAGTATTCTTCTACTGTCCGACTACCTGGCATCGAATAAACACAAAGCGTGTCTTCCCCATTAAGGAACCCCATCGAGCATGGCATTGGAAGACCCTGAATTGAATCTATTGAATCAGATAATCGTTCCCATAAATCCATTACAAGTTTCCTCCTTTGATAAATGCCCTACGCCAACTATCCATATGATTAGCTTTTGCTCTGAGGTCCCAACGTCGGCTTGTCCCTGGCGTTGTATAATTCTTAACTCTACTACCATTGACGATCCCTCTAAATTGAGGTTTAGCGTAAGGAACGGTATATGTGATTCGGTTCTTGTTAACAAATGATTTGTCTCTTAAATGTCCTTGCCGTTTTGGCGCATATAGGTTCATGTCTGGATGCATCTGAGCAGTCATATAGTACAGTGCTGAATTGATGTTCATCACTGACAACTTACGATCGACGCCATTTTTTTCAACCTTAACATGGAGCATTACAGCACCTCCAACTCGTACGAGTAAACTTCATTGCTGAAAGGGTTACGGTTATCAACGATAGTAGTGATAGTGTATGTCTCGCCTTCAAAGTCAATCTTTGACCCAACATGATTTTTATTAATCACTGGCATCGGATCAGATACTCCAGCAAACAAAAAAGCGATAGCGTTGGCTACCACTTGCCGATTATTATTACTACCGCTGTACACTGTTTGAGGTTGGAAAATCATATGATTAATCGTGATTGGGTCTGAAAAGACAGGCTTTTGCCATTTGTCATGCCCATCAATTAACCGTAAAGTAATTGACTGGTTGCAATATTGCTTTGGCATTAATGGAATCATCGATAGTCAACTCCCTTGTAAAGAAGTCCTGTATAGATCAATTCGTTATACGCCTCTGTAGCGACCATCGTTCTGCCAACTGTTGCTGCATTAGTATTTCCTGATTCAATACGCATACGACCGACACTAACACTGGCAGGCGAAGCACTTAAAATCTCTGATAACGAAGTAACTCCAACTGACTTCAAATATTCAATTTGGACAGCCATTGCGATTTTGAACTTATCCACTCGATATTTGAACGTGTCATCAGCTAAAGAATGTCTCATGTAAAAATCGCCTGTCACTCGATTAAGCTGACGTGCAGCACATTTTTCTAAGTCATCAAACTCCGAAACTGATACTTTGTTGAATCCTGATTTTAAATATTCATCGTGCGTAAGATAGCTCATAACTGCCTCCTTTCAATAAAAAAAGGATAGCTACTAAACTATCCTTTGGCTGGTGTAGTTACTGTGATTTCACAAGTAGCTGTTTCACCATTCATGGTTGTCGCTGTGATTGTTGCCGTACCAGCTTTGACTCCTGTCACTTTCCCTTGAATGGGTGTTACCGTTGCAATTGTTTCATCGCTAGAGGTAAATTTGACTGATTTATCAGTTGCCGTTTCTGGTGATACAGTAGCAGACAATGTTTCTGTTGCTCCCACCGTTAGCGTATCTGTTATTTTATTCAAAGTTACGCCGGATGGGGCTAAGCTTTTGGGGCCAAAGAGACAGATACACCTTCTTTTTGTTGTTCTTTGATAAAGCAGTCGTGGTATAAGCGGTTTTGATATAAGTAGCCATCGCCTTGTGAATGTTCGCCCGGCGCAAACAAGAAGACAGTGTTTTCTTTAACCACGGGGATAACTGCTTGTTTAGCGACAACTAAGATATTGATGTCTTGTGCATCAGCGGCAGCAGCGTAGCCATCAGTGAAATCGAATTTAGTTTTGAAACGAGTATCGTCCCAAACTTCGACCAATAACACACCATCAAGAGAAGTTACCCGAGATTCTAGTGCCGTTTGCCCAACATTTTGATTAGTGATATTACGAGTAAATTCTGAAGAACGTTCTAATGCATCCATTACGGTCGTTGATACGAACGCTACTAAATTTTGTGGTCCAAATTTACGAGCTGGTAAAATTGCAGCTTTAATGGCTGAATAAGCATTCTTTTCAGTAATTGTTTCTTCTTTAGCATTTCCTGCTCCTAAAGCTAAAGTAGAAAAACGATACGCATCGATTTCTGGTTGAACGTGTTCAGTGATAAATACATTTGAAATTTTAGCTACAGCTAAGTCTTGATTCGTTTCATCAACGTCTTGTTTATCGATGTAAAATTCAACGTCTCGATCTTGACCCATTGTGTAAACTTTTTTGTCATTTCCATAAGTACCGCTGTTGAATCCCTTGTTCCGTGTATGGTATTTCAAACCAGAAGTTGAAATAGTCGTTAATGTAAATGATTTACCACCGTTCACAAATTCAACTTGTGGAATACCTAAGATCGTCGTTAACAATCCTTGAGTGATCTTCTGATCGAAAATCCCATTGTCTTTTGTAATGTAATTAATTGCCATATTTTATTCCCTCCAAATTTAATTTTTGTTTGGTAAAACTCCTAATGCTTTAGCGAACACATCTTCTTCCACATTCTGGCCAGAACTAGGATTGCCCCCGAAAGTAGCTTTTTTACCTTCTGGATTGGGCGGAACAGGTTCATTTGAGCCAAATAAATAACCGTCGCTCTCTTTGAGTGCGACCAGTTGTTCATCTAATCCTTTTAATCCTTCGTCTGTCAGTTCCAATGATTCGCTGTCTAGCAAGGCTTTAGCAGCCTTAATGTTTTTAGCTCCAGCTTGTGTTAGAGCCAAGTCAATCGCTGATGATTTTTTAAGATCAGCAATTTGTTGTTCAGAACTCGTCTTCGTTTCATCGAACTTAGATTGTAAATCCTCTAACTGCTTAGTAAGATCTTCATTTCCTTTAGCATTTGCTTTGAAATCATTCAGCTCATTTTGGTTTTTCTCTAACTGTTTTTGATATTGAGTGGCCTGTTGTTCCGCGGTAGACACCCGACTATTCAATTCGTTCACAGTCACACCGTGCAAAGCCATAATTGATCCAATCTGTTCATCAGTTAAGCCAAGTTCTTTCAGTTCTTCACGTTTCATTTCATTCATCCTTTCGTTGTTTAACGAGGCTACGCCCTCGATGGATTGAACAGTTTAACGCCGTATTCGGGGCAAAATAAAAAGACTAGCGATTGCTAAGCCTATAATTATTAACTTTGTACTTGTTCTCTACTGTAATCACGAACTAAGAACCCATGTTCGTTGACAAGCTCCCTTAACTGTTTCTGTTTGTTAGCAATCACTTGTTTGCACATCTGGACAGTTTCGGGATCTTCTAGCTCTAATGCAGCATTCATTCGTTTCTTCTGATAGCGAATATCACGCTCAAGCTTACGCTGTTTTTGTTGTATTTCAGCATTTTCTTGCGCTTCGTCAGCGTCATATTGAGGCTGGTTGTTTGTATTAACGTCCGGTCTCCCGGGATAAAGAATATGCTTACAATTAATTCCCTGGGTGCCATCTGGCTCGCCATAACCATGATCATAGATAGAAGGCAAATGTTTAAATTCATCCGGTGCTTTGTTCTTTGGTACAACTAATACCCAATCTCCTTGTATCGTTGCACATGCTTTTCTAGCTGCTGGATGACTACTCATTAATGCAGTGACACAATCGAAGTCCTCCATTCGTTTCAAACGAAGATCGTTAAACGTTCTGTGTGACGTAGTTTGAACGACGGTTCGAGAATATGCCTCCATCGACCACTCACGACCAGCTTTGTCAGTGAATCCCGACTTAATACCCATATCAACCATTTTATAAACATTATCTTTTACAGCTTTCTCGTGCGTTTTAAGCCCCGTCATGGATTCTAGGGTAGATTGTTTAAGAATTGCTTGATAGGCTCGCATTACAGCGTTCTCGTTGAAATTCGTAGTGATTAACGTTTGATTGACATTGTTGTTTAAATCTTTGAACGTTTGACGAATCAAAGAGTCTAGAATTTTGTTTACGTCGTCAGATACAGGAACACTTTTATGGACCATTCGTTCTAACTCTCGATCAATTTCATTAACTACTTTTACGCCGTTACCTTTGATTAATTGTTCGATTGCTTCTTGTGTTTCTCCTGTGTAACTAGCCAAAAGATCGATAACATTTTCGTTAAGCACGCCCATTTTAGATAGCTGCTTAGCTTGCCATAGTAGAACGTCTTCTTTTTCAACATTCTCAAAGCGAGATTGTTTTAACGCTTTGATGATTATGTTAAAGATACGATCTTCAAGTTCTGAATAAATATTAGTGATTGAATCCGCATCACGCTGCATTTTATCCGGTGTGATCATGCCTAATCGCCTTCATTCAAATTATTATTGCTTTTCTTCTGCTCTTTGGGCGGTTCAATTTCGAAACTCTCATCACCGAGAATTTCATTGGCTTTCTCTTCATCAAATGGAAATGATGCTGTAATAAGAGATATAGCCGAATCTCTAGGCAATTGCTTAGACGCTACTTGCTGAACAATATTTATAAGCGCTGTTACTTGAGCGCCATTCATAGATACCTTCTGAATAGTGTTGTCATCCTTGGAATTAAGTAAAGCCCCAGATGTTTTAAAACTATCATTTTCACTATTTGGCACTGTTTTGTCTCTCTCAGGAGTATCAGGTTCATCCCCCAACCAAAGCTTCACTTCTTCATCTGATAAATTGTAATTACGCTTCAAGAATTGATCCTTAGGCATCACGCCTGCGACAAAAACTTTCAAATCATTCTCCAATTGTTTATCTCGATCGACAAATAGACCATCCTCAAAACTAACTGTTACTAAATAACTATCATATTCAATAGAGAATAGCGGTTTCTCGCTTTCAAACATTTCTCCGTATCCTGCAAGCTCAAAAATAGAATGAACAAGCTCATTGATAACTTTTTCAACCATAGTCAAATAACTTGAACGTGTCTGATAAGTCATGGAATTGTTAGAAACAATCTCAGTGGCCGTTTTAATGCCGTCATCCGCATAGTTCATCGAACCCACTGACAAACCAACCTGCACCTCGAACTCTTTAATCAGATGGCTGATAGCGTCCTTATATTGAACTGTTCGAATAGGTGTTGTAATATCTTTGACCCCGATATTCTCAGCGCCGTATACACCAGCGAATACGTTCTGATCTGTATCAAACATTGGTGGGTGTGATTCATCTGTTTTAAGGAATTCCGCTGGCACAACAACACGCCGCTGCCCTAACTGAATTTCCCAAGCAAACTGATCGTGTGTTGTGTTAATCATATCTAAAATCTCTTTTGAGTTATCCACAATGCCGGCACCTAGTGGGCTCTCTAACGATTTATTATTAGCTCCAGGCGTTCTGAAGTATGCAAAAAGCGGTCTCTTCAATCCTTCTAACGTGACTGTTTCAGCTAAGTCAGGGTATAGAATCGACAGTGGAACTTGCTTTCCAACAACGTTACTGTTGTCAGATTTGTAAAGCTCATTACTGATAACATACTTTTCGTCTTGCCACTCATGAAATTCGAGGAGCGTGTAGTAGTAATTTGTGTCACCTTCAGTTTGAATTGATTTAGTAGCAATAGCACACTCACTAACTTCGTTTGTATTTGAACGTAACGGGTAAAACTGATCTGCGCGAATCCACGAGATTTTAATCTTATCTCCATCAATGTAAGGTCGCATAGCAAATCCTCCTGTAGCGATACCTTTCTCAAGATTCAATTCGAACAAATTATAGAAATTGTTGTCGTATAATGTTTGTTCCAAAAATTCAGATGCTTCTTTAATCTCTTTAGAAACATCCTTTTTATCAGTGGGATCGTTCAGCGTAACTTTACATTTTTCATTGAAAATGATACTAGCCAATCGTCTCGCAGCAGTCTTAGTCACGTTCAATGATTTAAATTCTCGTTTTTTATTGTCGCCAAATGAACTTTTATAGTTGATATCCGGAAATAAATTAGCATAATATTTGAAGTTCTCCGCTATTCGAACGTACTCTAGCGAATCAATCCCAATTTTTGGGTGATCAGTGATCTTCGCTATATCTTTTCCGTTAACGCTCATATTCACACTATCAACTCCTCTCTTGAACATATTTTTGATCGTTTGAATTACTCCCATGATTTCACCTACCATTTCAGTCCTAAATCATTTAGATTATCTTTTACAAAGTATTGAAACTGGTCACATGTATGATCATCTATTTTGATAACTTTTGGGTCATCGGAATGCAGCGTATCTTCATCCCATCGATAATCTCTGTGCTCTTTAATAAATATTTTGTTGGCTTCTGTATCCAAATAAAAAAACCTACCTTGAGCGAGTAAGTTTTGTACATAGTCAATCATGTCAACCTTCTTTGCTTTAGCAACGGGGTGGAAAGCTACCCCAAAGTCTTTATAATATTGATTCTTTAACGCGCCTTCCGCAGAATCAATCGTGATTTTATAAGCGAACTTGTTGTATTCCGTCTGACACTTTTCAATAAAATCATGCAAATCTTTAGAAAGCTCATCAGGTGCCTTCTTATTTACTTTTCCTTCAGGAGAATAATAATAAGTATCTAATAAAATGACATTTTTCTTTTTGGTAATGGCGTAGCATCCACAAGTAGTGGCCGATATCTGATGACCACTATCAATAGAGAAATTAATCTGTGTAATGTAATCATCATCTGGCAATCCGTCAAGTGGATGAAAATGATCCATGTTATAGATGAGCGTGCCCAGACCAATCACTTCGCCTAAATAAAGCCAACGATAGTAGTCTTCATCATTTGCTCTATAAGTTTCTATCAGCTTTAATTGTTGCGGATCCGTAAAACCTAACTCATCATCTTTATAAGTTGAGTGGTCCACTAAATGATCATTTAGGCGCATGCATTTTTCTACCCATTCATTGACCCAATCATATGGATTCTTAGGTGGATTCCATGAATAGTAAACTTGTACTTGATCTACCCATGGCGACCGTTGACGGATAAAGGTTGCATTCGTCTGGTCAAATACTTCTTCGCTTTCAAAGTTTGCGGCTTCTTCGTACCACAAAGCAATGACATCGCCAATTGCATTTGATTTTAGTTTTAAGGGATCATCCACACCGTAAAAGTAGAACTTAGATCCAGTCCGTTTATGAATGATTCGTAAAGGAGAAGTACGAAACTTATATTCTTTTGAAATGCCTAACATTGAAAGTGCCCACTTGATTTGTTCATAAACAGCATCTCTTAAATACTTGTGCTGACTCATCATGCAGACAACATTTACTTTGTGCTTAGCTTGTGTGTGCTTCTTCATTTCTGTTGCTAATTTCAAACTGATAACAGATGATTTAAAAGAGCCACGTCCGCCTTTCATCAAAATATAAGGACACTTTGCGTGCCAAACTTTATAAAAATGCGGGTTAATCAAGTCCGTAGTCTTAATTTGAGTTTGTTTCTTGACCATCAATGCCATTTGAACCAACCTCGCTTTCAACTAACGGAATGTCATCGATAATAACCGTTGATTCAGGCTCATCCTCGCCACCGTTTAATTCTCGTATTTCAGCATTTAGCTTTTCAGCTTGTGCCGTCATTAAAGCAGCACGCTTGCCCTGAACGCTTAATTCTGATAACTGCTTGATAGCTCGTGACAACTGATTGCTGATGCGTGTCAATGAATCTTCAATAGATAAAATATCATCTATCTTTCTACGTGTTTTTCTAGTGATTTGAACATCTTGCATCACTTCACGCTTAATCTCAAGCTTTTTACCACCAACATCAAGTGGTGTTTTAATGTTGCGCAGTTGCTGGAGACGTTCAACTTCTTCATCATTTAACCCCGCTTCGGCTTGTTGAATCCTTTTCATCATTCGAAGTTGCCGTATTTTAAGTAGCCGTATTTCTTCAGATAAAGCAAAAGAAGGATCATCATTCAAACTAGAATAGATGTCCTTCTCTTCATCACTTAAAGTCTCAAAAAATATTGTTTCATACTCGCCTGTTTTCAAAGCGTTTTTATTACCCACTGGCGGAGAAGCTCGGCTATTTCCTTTGTTACCTTTAGCGTTTTGATTACCAAGTGGAGCACCGCCTTGATTGGTAACGTTACTTTTGCCATTGGTAACGTTACTTTTCAATTCAGCGCTCCATTTGTCTTGCGATTTCCATTTTCTAACCTGAGAATCTGAAACATTTAATTCAGATGCAACTTCTTTTAACTGCTTTTTTCCATCTGACTCCAGCCAAATTTTCTTAGCTTCGTTTCGTCTTGGATCACGTTGTCTTGCCATTCAATACACACCACCTCACATTCTTTTTAGGTTGAGTTTTGTTTTTGATATTTAAAATTCATCTATAGATAACATTCTGTATTTATTCATTTTCTCATCATAAATATTCTCAAGGTAACTAATTTGTTTTATTTGTTCGTTATTGAATATACAAGTATTTTCATTAACTACTGTATCTCTAAAACCATATTCCTTGCTTAAATCGTCTATTTTTTTTATTAAACTTAGCGAAAATTCTACTACTCTAATCATTTCAAATTGCATACTTCCGTTTATAAAAATTAATTCTTTTTCCTTTAAATATGTTAAACGTTCCATGCTTTTACCCACCATTTTACTTAATTCATTTAGATCTCTATTTCTTTTAGCACATTCAAATATTGGAACTACGTAAATTTGTTTTATCATTTTTTGAAATTTAAATACTTTACATTTTTGATAAACAATCCTAACTAAACCAGGTATTGTTCCTATAATGACTGTAGAATAAACTATTATCATATCTCTAGAAATAAAAAATTGTATTACATTACTCATCTTACTTTTCCTCCATACTGTTTAATCACAGTATATCAAGAAAAAATTATATTGTTCAAACTCTTTCAACATCATAATGGATTGTTTCAGTTTGTCATATTTATCCATTCCTAGAGTAGGTTCAATTCGTGGATTATAATCAGCAGGTTTCAAATCTGCCAACTTCATTATTTCAATCTGCATTCTAATCCCTCAAATTCTTGTTAATATTATTTTGAATGTTTGGTTCATCAAAGAAACCATGACCGCAATAAATAAGTTTGCATTTATCAATCTCTTTTGGTGTAGCTTCTCTGGTCGTTTCAATGATGGAGTACTTCTTTTTGATTTGTACAGAACGCACAACACGCACTGAACAATCATCAATGGTTCGAGGATATTCATTAGTTAGCGATATATACCAGTAATTTCTCATTATGCAGCCTCATTTATGTAAAGAAAAAGACCACTCAATGAGTGATCTAATATGTAATGCACAGGCAGGGACGTTTCCGATCCTGTGCTTGAGTCATTTGACGATTCATTTGTACCAAATCCCAAAACTCAATCTAACCTAACCAACTATGTAATAGCAACCTACACCGATTCCATCGATTACTATCGACCTCGCCTTGCTCGTGTACTTTGAGCGCCCATTTCCAACCCTCAGTTGCTAATGAATACTGAAACAGAATACCGTCTCTGTTCATGACCAACGCGACAGTACAAAGCTTTGTCGCAAGCAGGTTATCGTATTCCTAATAACCCCAACTAATGTTTCTCTCCTAACCTATACCTGAGAGTGGCGCACGTCTGCGCTAGTATTTTATGCCTTCTAACTGCTAGTAGCATCCCGACTAGTCAGCCAATTCATCGGCATCCGATAAGACGAATTGTTTCCGTAGGTTCCTTAAGTCACTGGCAAGGAATCGAACCTTGCAACACCATTTTCCGATATTTTACAGACTCTCCATCATAAAAGCTCTCACCTCTAGAATTGTCTATCTTTAGGGGAATTATTCAAGATGCCTCTTGCCCATTACCCTCGACGGTCTCTTGCCTAGCTGCATAAACTAAGCTCAGGTGTTCATTACCACTGATTTAAGTTATTAGCGTTACCTTTCCGCCACAGTGACACTATAAAATTATTCTTGGCTGCTACTATTTTTTATTTTGCCCATTTTTAAATCCAATCATATAGACATTAAGACAGAGCGCAAAAATTGAAATTATTAATGGAATCATTTCTCTTCACTTACATTTTTTAATTATTTAGTTAAGTTATATTTTTCTGCAAATTCACTATCAGCTTTTTCCAACGACCTAAGTGAAATAAATTATAGGTGATGAATATATGAGTAACGGGTTTGATGATTTAAGTAAAAAACTTAACAAAATGGCAAAAGCTGCCCAAGAAATGGACGGTGAACATAGCGTTCCAATGTCCGAGTTATTTACAAATGATTTTGTTTCAGCTAATACCAAATTCAACTCCATTGAGGAATTCTTTGAGGTTAGCGGATTTGACTGCAGCTCTGAAGAATCGTTTGCCGCGATTCCTGATGATCAAATGGATGCATTCGTATCTGATAATACAAATTTTGATACTTGGTCTGATTTCATGAGTGCAGCTGCTAAAAAATATACTGCTAAGAAACTTGGATTGTGAAATTAGCAATTTCATCTAAAGTTTCTTGTAACTGTTCGACTTGGTCACTAGCCTTGTTGAGCAGTTCTTTTAGTTCAGTCAAATCTAATTTGAAAGTTGCTTTGATTTCTTTATCCATCAGCTTTCCCTCCAATACATAAATTAATAGACAGCAACAAAATAACATTGCTTTGATAATTTGGTATCGACCACTATAAATTTATTTTCTTGCAATTATTTTTAATATATGCTAGATTATCAACCGATATAGTCACTGCCTGTACTAGCGGAAACTAGTGCAGGTTTTTTGTTCTATTTACTCAAAAGTTATTACGATAAATTCTTATTGTGAAAATAAATACTAAGCGTATAATTTTAGTTATCAGCGAGTGGTCCGCTGAAATAATTTATAAGAAGGTATTCCTCATGGAAAAATCATTCGATGAATTTGTAAATCAATTCGACAAAAATTATTATGAAGATTTAGCAAATAGTCTTACAAAGTCTTTTACAGAAAATAGTAACGCGATTCCCATTAAAGATTTAGCAACATATTCCGTAACAATGAGTATGCAAATCACACTTCATTATTTACGTGAATATCATGAATGGCTTCATTCAAATGAGAACCAATCTTCTGATAATCAATAATCAAAAAGCCATGCTCCTCGCTACCTTGATTAGCTTGGAGCAACTCTTTTATTTCTCCTGAAGTACCTTCAATAGATAATTTCATATTCTTACCCTCCAATACATAAATTAATAGACAGCAACGGATGATAGATAATAAGAACAATTTAGAAGGAGTTGAAATTCACATCCTTATTCTTAATATTTCCGCTGCTGTCTATCGAAGCTTAATTAAACGATGAGGGAGATTTCCTCCCTTACATTTTATTTTGTCGATCCTGTTTCCTAATCTTTCGACACTATCATAATACAACGTCGGTTAGGTAAGTGATTGGTATAAAAAAGGTATAAAATGGAAACCAAATGGGTAATAAAAGGGTATAAAAAGTGTAAAAACTGGCTACTTGAAAGCAACCAGTTCTAACGATGAAGCGAATTGGATGATAATTCTGTTTGATTCTACTTTAACCGATTCTTCGCTAGTATTATTCCTTTGAGCAGTTACATAAATGGGCAGACCATTGATATAACGATCATAGAATATCTTCTTGCGCCTTTCAGTCACATCAGGCTTATGCGGATGCTGTATCGCTGAATAGCCTCGAACAAACAATTTATGCAGATACTCAAATTCTTCTTGTGCTTCTTCTCTATCTATCAACATTCGTTCAGCTTCAAAGACATTATTAGCTGTAGATGGCGGAACCAAGGAATAAGATGCCGTCACTTTTGGCTCACGAGGTTGTCCTACTCTACATCTTGCTGATAGATATGCTGAAAGGAAAACACCAACATTATGTTTTGTGCGGTCCATATCAACATCTTTTGCGCTTGGTGTCTCATATTTCTTTACATCGAAAAGTACCATCCTCTGATTCCCCCAATTATGATATAATACTTGTGTCAGAAATATTATTCATAGTCGGAGGAATCCGGCTTTTTTATTTGTCCTCTTTTCCGTTAAACAAAATTATTAACATAAATATGGATAATACTAATAAAATGAATAGATAAACCATTTACTCCACACCTCTTATTCCTAAAACCACATAATCATCTGTCAATTAGATAACGTTTCTAGAATCACTGGTAATTTGACGCTCTTCGATTTTCATATCTAGCATTATTCTTCCTCCAAATACTTATATTCGTGTCCTTTTTTATCAACGTGATTCCGCCACGCATACGTCCGAATAGTTCCGCTCGTATATCCAGTTTCTGCAGACAACTCTCTTGCCGTTCCTTGCATCAAAATGTTACCTTCATACAAAACAACGATGATTTTTCCTTTGCGAAGTTTCCGCTTATCAGGCTTTTTTCGTATACGTCCGTTAGCAATCTTTTCTAGACGCTGAACTTCAGCAACCACTGCTTCATCTTCTTGCCAGTTCTCATCTTGAATCAGCAACATTAATTTTCGCCAAGCCGCTTTCTTATCCACGCTCATTCCTCCAATCGATGGATTTCCCTTCTTAAATTCTCTATGTGCAAATCGATTGCCTTCCTCGCCGTTTCATTGACCATCACTGCCTTTGTTCGTTCCAGATCGTCAATCTCACGCTGAAGGCTTCGAATACGCATTTGAATCACTTCTTCTATTGTCATGATGGACCACCTCGTTAAAAACGCTCTTCCTTGAACGTATTCCGATATTTTTTAGCTAAAATCAACGGCACTTGATATTTATGACAAAACAATTTCGCCTTGATCTTAAAGTCTTTTGTCTGCATTCCTTTGACATCTACGACTTTGACAAGTTTGCCGTTTTTATAAAATGTGAAGTCGGGAATATACTCGATCTTGCGATACTTCTTTCCGTCTAGTTCAAATTTCGGCATCAGCTCAAATCTTTCCTGAAGTTTTACTTTCCAGCCGTTCGCTTCAGCTTGCCACAAAGCTAGATCGTAGTACTCTGCTTCTGCGATAGAATCGAACTTGATACCTCGATGGATAGTTTTTCGATTACGATATTTATTCATTCTCAAGAAGCGCCTCCTTCTTAGCCTGATAAGCAGCAAAGCGGGCTTCTAATTCTGCTTTTTTATCAGGATCTAGCGTCTTTTCTTCTTGAGGTTTGTTGACCCAATTAGGTAACTTTTCACGCCGTACATTGTTTTGACGTTTAGGAAGATAGTTTTGTTTTTTCTTGTTCTTAAAAGCTTCTTGAGCTTTTTCTGCTGATTCCATTGTCTTAATTCCTTGATTACTCCATGAATTTAATATCGCTTCAACGTATTTTTTCAATCCTGGCATCTCAACGTTGTTTTCGAAAGCTAATTTAAAAGCAAAGAGAATCATATCTGCTCCCCAAGTTTTAATCATCGGTCCTAATGCTCCTTGCAAAAGTCCAGTAGGTGCTTTCCCCCAGTTTTTTTGGATGAACTCATACACGCCTATATCATCTTCTTTATTTGTCTTGTTTTGTTTTATATTGTTTATATAAGCTGAAGGAATTACTGTAGAATCTACTGAAGGATTTACTTCCCTATTTACTTTCGGATTTACTTTACTATCTACTGGAATATTTCCAGTAGCGGAGTTTTCTACCGTATTATCTACTGTAGTTTTTACTGTAAAATTTCCAGTTAGATCAGAAAGAATATAAACTCCAGCTTTTGTACGACCTCTCTTTTTATATTGAAGGAGTCCGTTTTGGATCAATTGATTACGATTGTTAATCAATGTTTTTTCAGACGTTTTAGTCATTGCTTGTAGCCTTGTATTGGCAATCGATAATTCGCTCTGCCATCCACTTTTGTTTGCTATAGCCATTAGCTTATACCAAAGCAGTTGGGGACCAGCGCCAAGCTCGTTATATTCAAGCCAATTGTCAAAAGCATTAAGCTGTCCGATGTAATCCAATTGTGTTCCTCCTTTCGTTCTAGTAATTTGAGGGAGAAAACTCCCTCATTATTTGTTTAACGGCGGATTAGATGCATCAAATAATCCAGTTTGTACATCTTCGTTTTCTTCAGAAATAACCTCTGCTTCTTTTCTTTCAGGAATATCTTCCTCAACTTCTGTTTCAGCAATAATGCTGCCATCTTCTTGAACTCTTTGGACTCTCTCATCCGATGTGGTAGCTTCTTGCATTTCAATGGATAAGATCCCCCATTTAGAAAGAAGATTTCTCAAAACAGTTTTTCGTGCCATTGCATTGTAATCAGATGCCCACACACCACTTAACTTTGTCTTATCTCGATCTTTATTGTTAGCAATTCGATGAGCTTCAATTTCTTGTTTGGTCCAATAGACAGTTTTCTTGAATCCATTCAGTAATTCAAAATAGCCAACATATCCAATGACTTCATCAGATGTTCTACCATTTGGATCAAACTCAAACTCTTCTGTCAGTCGGTTCCAGCTTTTTAGTTCTCCTTCGTAAACTTCAATCACATTTAATGCTTTGTATTTACCTGATCGTTGGGCTAATTGGATATATCCTTTATAGCCAAGCATAAATTGAGCTTTCTTTTCCCATTTTCCTGTTTGCTTGTTTTTGCTATTAAAAGGAACTAGATAGGCATATCCAAGATTCTTGTCTAACCCAAGATTTAATGTCGCAGCAGTCAGTGCGCCGCTCATGATGGACATTGGTTCGCTGTCAGCAAGATAGCTATCATTTGATACCAGTGTCATCACATTCGACATAAAAGCATTAGCGTTATCATGAAGCACCTCTTCGAACTTCTTTCTCATTGTTGGTGTATTCATCAAAGCTTTAAGTCCTAATTGACCTGGTGCAACTTGTTTCTGTGGCTTTGCTGCCAATTGATTTTTTAACGATTCATTTGTTGCCATATTATTTGATCTCCTTTTCGGTTAGCCTTCTTGATTCAGTAACGTTATAAATCTCTTCATCATTTGCGATATCTGGATATTTCTCTGCTAGTTTCTTCGAGTTCACGCGTTTAGTACTAACAAGTTTCCAGCTGATGATGTTCCTTTGTGTAATGCCGATACTTGCCTTACGTTTTCCTAGCTCGCTGATAATCTCGTTATCTACTTGACGGATAGCTGACTCAATTTCTTTTTTCGTCCGCTTGAGTTCTCTTTTTTGCTCGGTAAGTTCATCAAAACGTGATGGTAGAGCTGTTTGATTTTCTTCTACATCTGCATATTTTTCTTTTAAGAAGTCAGCAGTCGCTTCACTTCCGTCAATTACAGGCTCGATACCTTCAATTACGTTCGTTTCCCAAAACTCTACTAATTGTTCAGTGATTGTATCGATCAGCTCTTGATCTCGTTCAATCCGCTTCCAGATGAATTTTTGGCCACCGATCAAGACAGCGATGTAACAATAGTCTTTGTTTAGAACGTTCATGTAATGCTGAACTTGGCAGAGATAACTAAGCGGTACCTCTTCGCCTTCCCATTCTTTACCGAGAAATTGATTGGCTGTTTTGCATTCCAGAATGGCATTTTCTCCCACTACGTCCCGATCAATATTCGCTCTTAGAAACGGATGCAGTGGATGTTCAAAGACTTGATTTCTTCTGCGAACCTTTTTACCTGTCCGTTCTTGAAATTCTTTAGCAACAACTTCTTCTAAGATATTGCCCCAATAAGCTGGCTCGCTTGCTGTTTCTTCAAGTACAACTTTTCCTGTTTTTTCAAGCCATAATTGATAAGGTGATTTCCATTTGTTCAACCCTAAAATCGTTCCAACATCAGAGCCGCCAATACCTTTTTTACGGTCCTCAATCCACTCTTGACGGCTCATTTCTAAAGTAGACTTACTCATCGTCTTTCTCCTCTTCGTGTGGTGTGCCCCATTCTGGAGTAGTTAAATACTGATCTAATGCTTGTCCAAAATCGTTCATTGTTTTAGCCTTCCTTTCATGCTAAAATACAGATAAGATATTTTGTTATGTTGCCGATTAGCGATTGCCTTCGCTGGTCGGTCTTTTTTGTGTTGGCATTTTGAAACTTTCTCTTACAGCAGTAACCGCTACTAAGGTTCCCCAATAAATAAGTGCATATGCTGGATTAATACTTGCCAGTACGATTGCTACTAGACTCATAAGCAAAGCGCTCTTGACAGTCATTTTAAATACAGTTTTCATTTCTTTCTCTCCTCTCTATATTTAGCAATTTCGCTAGCAAGATCTTCATTCATATGATTCTCTAAAAATCGAGCGACTTCAGTTTTAGGAATTCTAATTTCACCGAGTTTCAAAAAACCGATGTATCCCATCTCAATTAAATCTTTAACATTTTGAGGATTTGTTGTTATAGCTAATGCCGCTTCAGTAACTGAGTATGTTAATTTTTCAATGTTTCTTTTATTGTTGCGCTTCAAGACAACTTTTTTTGGAAAAATATTTTCCAATGTTTCCATTTCCATCATCCTTTCATATATCCTTGTACTACCCAGTACGACAGCCGTTCCTCACTAAGCTTGCGAATATCGATTCCAAGTATTTCGCATAATGCACTTATTAGTGTGACTTCAACCATGATCTCGTCTAAAAATTCATAAGCATATGCAATGATTTGTTGACGATCATCAACAGTTAAGTAATTTACTTGTTTAAGAAGAATTTTTTCTACTTCTTGCTTCTTCTGTTTCCGCTCATCTGATTCAATCATTTGCAACTTGTCTAATGAAGATGGATCTCTTCTATAAACATCACCATCAATTGATTTGAATAGACCAAAAAACTCATGAATCACTTGAAGAGTAAAATCAGAATCTCTAAAATGATCCGTTAACGCCTGAGCATTTTCCAACGTCACGGGCTTCGTATTAAACAATGTTGTCCAATCGCTTAATGACTGTTGAGAGACGTTGATTTGTCTTGCTATTTCCTTTTTGGTCTCACCACTCTTATTAATTACTTCGACTAACGATTCTCGAATAACACTTGATTTTTTTAACAGTTTAAACACCTCATATTCTTATTCGCCCGTATATCAATACGAGCAATTTTTTTATACTATTAATTTAAAGAATCAAACGAAAGCTGCTTCATCTAGTTCACGTTCAAGCTCTTTTTGAACTTCTTCAACTAAACGATCAAGTTGATCATCTGTAGCACACTTGATGATGTGAACTAGTCTAGGTCTAACATCAAGTACGATGTTTATTTTTTCTTGTCGTGTCATTTGGCAATCCCCTCGTTTTTGTTTTTTGGCAACACTTCACTAAAAATAAAAAGCTTATCAAAATCTTTTTCAGAAAGTTCAAAAGCGTTGAGCAGTTTAGGAATCAATTCTCCGCCAATCCCACGATCTCCATTCAATATTCTATAGACCGTTGATGGAGCTACATCCATTCTTCTAGCCAATGAATATGGATCATCACCTTTTGATTGCATTAAGGAATTAAGTTCGTCTTGTTTAAGTAATGTTTTCATTTTTCACACCTCCATTGCCTTATGACAACACTATAATACTATTTTTGTCATTTGGCAACACTTTTTGTTGCTAAATTGCAATTCTTTTTGCATTTGTTGCCAAAGGGCTATATCATTTATTTAAGAAAGGGGTTTTATCATGGAGTTTGGAGAAAAACTAAAAGAATTGAGAACCTCTAGAGGATTAGGAGTTAATCAGTTAGCATTAAAATCTGGAGTAAGCGCTTCTCAAATATCTAGATTTGAAAAAGGTGAACGAAAAGATCCAACTTTAGAAACTTTAAAAAAACTATCAGTTGCTTTAGGTGTGTCTATTTCCTACTTCGAAGAGAATTCACCCGTTAACGTGGAGCTTATCCCTGATTGGGCTAATGAGAATGATTTAATCGAGCTAGATAAATTATTAGAATCAAACGTGAACATGGCTTACGGTGGTGAAACTTTAACACCTGAAGAAATTCAACGAGTAAAAGATATCCTTACAGCGACATTCTGGGATATAAAAAAAAGGAAGAAAAAGTAAAGTGAAGTGAAGTGATTTGTATGGAGTTGGATGTAGTAAATCTAGTTGGAGATTTAAAGCGGAAATATCAATCCGCTAATCCTTTTATAATTTGTGAAAAAATGGGCATAAGCGTAGAATTTGTTCTTTTTCTAAATAACCCAAAAGGACAATTTCAGGAAATTTTAGACGAACCTATTATCTTTTTAAATGACAGTCTTAAGTACTCCGAAGAGCGTTTCTATATTTGCGCCCACGAACTTGGCCATGCCCTTTTTCACAAAGAACTATCTAGCTATTACGTCTCTACACGATTATCTAGGAGCAAATCAGAGAGTGAGGCAAATTGCTTTGCTGCTAATCTCATCGTTTCTCTTTACAAAGATGACACGGATCAATTTCCAAGAGAAGTTGATTTATTGACTAAACTATATGGACTTCCGAAAGATGCTTATAAATTTTTAATTTGAAATTTTTAATGTTTGAATAATTAAGTATTGAATTTTTTGACTTTGTGGGGAAAGCGATTACATAAATTCAAATACTTTTTGTTGGGAAGACTATCGCTCCCTGCCTTAGTGGGAGCAATACTATTAGGAGGTTTCATCATGGAAATGGAAAAATTTCAAGATAGCTTGAAACAATTAGGTAAAAGAGTGGTTGAATTAAAAGATAGTATTGGTACAGAAGAAGCAACAAAAACCTCATTAATTATGCCCTTCTTTGTTGCACTTGGTTATGACTTGTTTAATCCTACAGAGTTTGTACCAGAGTTTACTGCTGATGTAGGTATAAAGAAAGGCGAAAAAGTTGATTATGCAATTGTTCTTGACGGGCAACCAACTATACTTATAGAAGCAAAATCGATCAATGAAAAGTTAACAAAACATGATTCTCAACTATTTAGATATTTTGGAACCACTACTTCTAAATTTGGTATATTGACGAACGGCGAGGAATACAAGTTCTTTACTGATTTAGACGAACCAAATAAAATGGATCTTACTCCTTTTTTAACTATTAATATTACAAAAATTAAAGACAGCCAACTTCCAGAGTTAGCAAAATTTCATAAAGACAATTTCGACGTAGACAAGATTACAAGTTCTGCAGCAGAACTTAAATACTTAAATTCATTAAAGGCTTACCTGTCTTCTGAGCTAAACGAACCAACGGAAAATTTTGTCAAATATCTTCTTGGCGAAATTTATGACGGAATGAAAACAAAGCAAACTATTGAAAAATTTAAACCAATTATAAAAAAAGGATTAAACCAATTTATCGCTGAAAAAGTTAATGATAAATTAAGCGCTGCTTTGAAAACATCGGTTACTGTTGAGGATACAGAAACTAAATCAGATTCTGATACAACAGATGAAACTGATAGTGAAATTGTTACCACTCCTGAAGAATTAGAGGCCTATACTATTTGTAAAGTTGTTTTAGTAGATACTATTCCTTTAGACCGATTATTCTATCGAGACAACAGAAGTTACTTCAATATATTATTAGATGACAATATCAGAAAATGGATTCTAAGAGTTCGTTTCAATACAAATGGAATGAAAATTGAATTAAACGATGATAATCATACAGTTTATGAGTTGAAAGAGCCTATAGACATTTATAGCTATTCAAAACAAATTACTGATATAGTTCAAAAATTTCTATAGACTTTTGTTCGAAAAAAAATGACTGAATTATTACATTGAAGATCAGCCTTCGGGCTTTTCTTTTTATTAATGGCGACTATCACTGCCTGCCTTTAAATGGGAGTAAATCATTTAATTTTTGGAGGAAAAAATGGTGAAGAAAAAAGTTACAGGGGAAGATGGAAAAACTTACGTAATGAAGGAGAAAAAACCTTTTTATAAAAGAGTTTGGTTTTGGATTCTTGTGGTTCTGGTTGTATTCATCGTTGGTGGTGCATTAAGTGGTGGAGATGATAATACTGTTAAAAGCCAAACCGAGTCATCCACATCGGAAAATATCTCCGATACTGAATATTCTAGTTTAAGCGAATCACAATACTCATCAACTTCTACATCAGTTACATTAGAAGAAAGTAGCAATCCATCCATTTCTTCTGATTCATCAGTGGAATCATCAACTTCTAACGATGTATCGCTTGAATCTTCAAATGCACTTCAAGCTGCTAAAGACTATTTAGATTATTCTGCTTTTTCTCAGCAGGGACTTTATGATCAATTGATATATGAAAAGTACCCTGCTGATGCAGCTCAATATGCTATTGATAATGTTAACGCAGATTGGAACGAGAATGCACTTCAAGCTGCTAAAGACTATTTAGATTATTCTGCTTTTTCTAAAGATGGTCTTTATGACCAATTGGTATATGAAAAATATACGCCCGAGCAAGCACAATATGCTATCGATAACTTACCTAATTAATAAAAATTATCTTTAAAAGATTAATTTATTAGAATATAAAAAGATCAGCCTTCGGGCTTTTCTTTTTAAACACAAAAGAACGTAAGTTCGTACACTTCTATTAAAAATACGGATTTTACATCTATTTCCTCTCTATATGTACCAAAAAAATTTAATTATCGTACTAATGACATAGCACTATGAAAGGACTGATTTTATGCGTGGCGGTGTGAGAAAACGCGGGAAACGTTGGTATTATTATTTTGAAGACATCAATGATGATGGCTCAAGAAAAAAAGTGGAAAAAGTTGGTGGAGATACTAGAGCAGATGCAGAAGCTACTTTACGAAAAATTTTATCAGATATTGACGAAACAGGACAATATTTTTTAGGTACAGATACTCGAGTAAAACAATACCTTGATTTTTGGATGGAGGAATACGTTAAACTAAATCTAAAATACAATACCTATGAAAACTACCGATTTACCATCAAAAATCATATAGATGGTTATTTAGGAAAGAAAAAACTTACGGATCTCTCCCCTGCTCTTTTGCAAAATTTCATCAATGATGAATTTAAAAAGGGTTACTCGAAGAAAACAATGACTATTACTCACTCTGTCCTTAAGAATGCGCTGAATATGGCGGTTTATCCTTGGGGGTTAATCAAGCAAAATCCTATGCTGTATGTAAAGATACCAAAATACGAAGAACGACCAACGACTAAAAAAGATCTAAAAATCATTTCTCTTGAGGACTTTGATCATATGCTAGAAATTACTCCTGAAGGACATCCTTTCTATATTCCTTTGAATGTTGGATTTTATACGGGAATGCGCGTTGGCGAAGTTTGTGGTCTGACGTGGGATGATGTCGATTTTTCAAATGGAACAATTACTGTAGAGAAACAAATGGTAAAGAATGACGGCGCATGGGTATATGGTACGCCAAAGACAAGCAGTTCCAATCGAACGATTTTTATTGGACAAACCTTGCTAGCAATTCTGAAAAAACATAAGAAACAACAATTAGAAAATCGAATGAAGTATGGAAAGCTCTACATTGATTCAAATGCAGTATGTACGAAGGAAGACGGTGAGCTAGTTACGCCAAGTGTAGTGAAATGGAATACTAGGAGGATATCGAATGCACTCTCCCTCTCTTTTAACTTCCATTCTCTCAGACATACTCATGCTACACTTCTTCTCGAAAATGGCGCAAAAATGAAAGAAATCTCTGAACGATTGGGCCACAGCAGAATTTCAATTACGATGGATACTTACTCGCATGTAACAGATAAGATGAGAAATGAAACGGTCGATATCATGGAAAATCTGAGAAAGAATTCGTAA